CTTGTCCAGAGTTAAATTTCTCTGACATTTTATTCTCCTTAGTTAATAATTAATTTATTTACAATACGTTAGCTCGACTTCCAGCTTTTAAAATGCCTTCCCATACTGCTTCATCATCACTTTTTCTTACAGGTTGCTCACCAGATAATATACCTGCCTGTTGAGGAACTGCTTGATTCTGACGAACTACATCAAGTGGGTTACCATTTTCATCTTTTGCTGGTTCTCCAGTTACTGCTCTCCACATATTAATTGCACCATCAACACCATATTCTGCTGGATTTTTGCTAGCAAAATTAACAAATGAATTTATTTCATCAGGTGTTAATCCTTTTGCAGCAAGCTCATTTTGAAGCTTTGACATACCTACTTCTTTTTGAACTCCAGCTACTTGTGTTTGTACTGCAGTAT